AAATCAAACTTTCGGAGAGTCACCCAAGAATTTGCATTCGAGTTGAGCGCTAAATCAACGCCCATGACTTTATAAAAATCATTGGGAAGAGCAAAGCGATCATTCACACCGTCGGTCGTAATAGATGCCGTGGTTAAATAATAATCTTGATAGGTGTTTGTAATCAGATCATAGAGCTCGAAATAACTTTGGTTGATGTATCGAGTCCACTCGGCCTTTGTGACAAAATTTGAATTCTCTCGATCGGCTCTTTGCTGAGCGAGCAATCTAATTTGTTGAAGCGAGAGAAACCCAGATCTCGAGGGAACAATATTCCCAGCGTTTGAATAAATACTCGTTCCGTCTGCGTTTGTCGCAGCGACTTGGTAATAGTAAAGCGTGTTCACCGTCACCGAGGTGTCGAGATACGTCGGCACTGAAACCGTCGCTAAAAATGAATAAGTAATATTATCGGTGCTTCGATTGACCGTGTAACTGGTTGCGCCCGCCGAAGCATCCCAGGTCACAAGAACCTGGCCGTTGGCTTGCTGCAAAAACGCATTTTGCGGAATGCCGGGAATCGCCATGACAGCTCCTTAAAGAAGGGGGCCGAAGCCCCCTATCAATTAATAAACGACAGAACTGTTTTTAACGGTGATCGCCATGAAAATGACTTCGCCGTTTGCTGGGTCCGTAGCCGTACCAGCCGAGTTTGCAAACACAACCGTCAAAGATCCCGTGGTGATGTTGTTTGTTTTCACTCGGAAGTTCGGAGCTGCAGGAGCTGATGCACTCACAAGGAAAGTCACATCAAATTGAAGTAATCGAGCCCAGGTGTCTCGAAGGGTGATCGTATAATCACCGGCAGAGTTTCGAACAATGCCTGAAATAAAAGAACCACCAAAGTTAAGCGTGGGAGCGCCTGCTGCGCCAATTGTCACTTGAGCAAAAATTCCCGAGGTTGCCGCTTCGGTTGAGTATTGAATGTTTCGGAGATATCTATTCGCCATTTGAAATATCCTTTTAGTTACCAGGTTCTAACGCCTGGAGGGCAGATTCTTAGCAGTCAGTGGCAGCCCCCCGCATGACTGGAATACGATTCATCCGCATTCAACCCCGATCAAATGTCTAAAAATAAAGAGGGCCCCTATTGCTAGGAGCCCCCACCAGTCGGAGTGTTTACAAGAAATTATGCAGACACAGAGACGACGCAGTTCCATCCGGGAGCGTTGCAAATCAGGTTGGCATAGTAACCAATTCGGATTTCCAAAGCATCGGCGGCACCAACACGAAGCGCCTCGAGGCCTTCCATGCCGTAGGTCAACACATGGGGAACTCGACCCAACGATCGCAGCTTCCATGTGTCCATGCTCAAAAGGTAAGCCTTTTGGCTGGGGCATGAGCGGTCCGGCACCACCGTGATAGGTCCATAAGGTGCGTGGATTCGAATACCAGCGAACGCAATCGCCGCTTCTTCGTGTTTCACATCGACGTATTGAACCTTAGCGCCCAAGGATTTTTCCAAGGCTGCGTAGGTCGCAAATGTACAGAAACACATATCAGGAGCGCCACCTTCACGAGCGACAAGAGCCGCAGCGTCAACGAGAGCTTCTTCAATGGTTTGAGTTGAACCGTCATAGCGAACACCGGCCAAACGAACAGGGTCAGCCGATCGGTCAACGCCCCAGAACGAATCACCGCCAGCAGGAGCGGTTGCAGGCAACCACGCTTGAAGACCAGCGACCTTTTGAGCATTTCCGTTTGAGATCGCCAATGATCCAGATGCAAACACAACGTCACCTTGAACAGCGAGGTTCAAGAAGGTTGTAGACCAGTTGGTAGGAGTACCGGCAGCGCCACCAGCGGTAGCGGAGACAGTAACCGTTCCAGCAGTTCGGTTAACAGCGATCACGTATCCAAGGTTACCACCCGTTGAAATGGTAGGAGTGGTTCCAGAGACACTGTAAGAAACCAAGGTTTGACCAACTTCAAAGTTCACGACGTCCGAAGCGTTAACCAGGGTAATAACGCCAGTCGAAATCGCAGAGATTTGACCACGTCGTCCTGATCCATCACCGAACAAGTCGAGAGCTAGATCGTTAGAAATATTTCGGAAGCCCGTATCCATGTTGAGTTTGGCAGCATCAACGAACGCGCCAGCATCGTCTTTAGTAGCTTCGAGCAATTCATTGGTAATGGTCACCAATTGATAGTTCGAAACACGATAGACGAAGAAGCTCGCCATGATGGTTTGGGTTTGGTTGGTTTGAGCTGTTGAGAAGCTCGCAGAACGTCCTTGAGGAGTTCCATAAACCAAGGGAACCGGAATGTATTTACCGGCAAATCCAGTGGGTGATTCGTCTTTGGCAATGAGAGCCAAAAACGGGTTTTTCTTGTACACGAGGTCCTTCATGTAATCGTCGCCAGTGTAGAGCTCCTTGAGAGAAGCAACCTGGTTCGACGCTGTGTTATATGTTGGCATTGTTTAAATTCCTTTTGTTAATTGTTATTTGAGTTCGCCTTTGAAAGCGGCAATCGCTCTTTCGCGTCGCTGCTTATCAGTCAGTGGCTGCGTTGAAGCTCCAATCGAATGAGTCAGAGTCTTCATTGTTTGCCCCTGAGGCTTTTGTTCCGGTTCCACCGGAGGTGGTGGCATAAATTTCGTTTTGATTTTGGGCAGCGATGCAATCTTCTCGGCCTGCGCCACTAAATAATCTTCAACGTCTTTACATGCCTGTTCGATCGACATCAGCTCACCCGTTGAATTGAAAGTTTCTTGAATCAGTTCTACGACGGCTTCTTCTGCGCCCATCTCTCGGATGGTTTCAAAATTAGCATCGGACTGAACAAGTCCTTTTACTTCTCCGGTGATCTGTTTAACCGCCTGTTCGTAAGAACGTTTTTGCTGCTCCTCGATTGTCGTCAGTGCTTTTGACTGCCCTTCTTCAAGCTTCTGAAGTTTAGCCTTAAGTTCATTGATGACTTCGTCTTGCGGTGACGGTCCGTTCAGGATGGCGTTTGTCAGATGGTCATACGAGATCCCCATCTCACGAATAAATTCTACTGGGTTTCTTTGCGCCTTTTCGAGCAGTTCGCTTTTCGAAAGATACGACGATTTCATCGCTTCTTGCTCTCGCTTTATGGCATCACGTTCAGCCCTAATGCGTTGAGCTTCGGCTTGAATCGCCCTCTCCTTCCTCGCGATCTGTGCGAATCTTTGGGAAAGTTTGGCGTCATCCTGAGTAGCAGATTTCTCTGCTGTGACCTCGGCCCCTGCTGCTTCTGGTGCCTTGGCTGTCTCACTTACGTTTAGTTGTCTATTTTGCGGTGCGACCGCACTCGTGGGTGTCCCTTGCGGAACAATGGATACTGACATGGTCTGCTCCTTGTCTTTGATTTGTCTTCAGCTTCTTAAAATCTTTATTGGGGAACATTCGGCAGTAATGGCGATGTAGGCGGAGCTTGCGGAACAGCCGTGGGAGTCGGTTGAGGTCCCGGCGCCGGTGGCTGAGCTGCCTGTTGAAGTGCCATTAATTGCGTAAAGAATGTTCTAAGTTTTTCGGCCTTGGATTCTTCCAGATTGGCCGCAACGTAAAGATTGTAATACTGACGAACAATGTCAGTCGCTAAATTCAAATCCATGAAGGGATCAGGAGGAGTGTATTTACCGCTCTCAACGATCTCATCCATGATCTTAAGGATTCTCTCCTCAGAAGAGTTTGCCAGACGATCAATCTGCTCAATGTCCGGATAACCAAGAAGACGTCTTGCTTCAGGAATGGTGATCATCCCCGATTGAGCCATCTCAGCAACCTTCTCAAGTCGTCCGGCTGGATCTTTAGGTAAACTCGATTGATCAAAGACTTGAATGACGAATGGGTCTTTTAAAAGATCGGCTTTTGGAAGATCGATCTCTTTTGTTCCGTCTTTGTTTGGGAATACGGTTTGATATTTACCTTCTCGATCAGCGATCTCTTTGGCTTTATCGACAATTTGATAAGCGAGATCGATGTAGAAGTTCACATAACGACGAGCAAGAACAGTGAATCTATCCGATTGAAGATCATCATAGCTTCTAATGGCTTCTCCAGAGTTTAACCCTGCTGGCTTTTGAGCCTGAGCGGCAAGAGCTGAAACACCTGATTGTTGATAGGCGTATTGAACGAGTCTTTGAAGCTGAGCGTAAACCTCGGCGGGCATACACGGAGCGACTTCGTAAACGGGCTTAGTGCCTCTATATTTTACAATCGCACCGATTTGATTGTTCAAATGGGCAGAGACAATCTTTGAGCCGTCTTCCACAAATACACGTGGAACACCGACCAAGTTGATCGCGCTTGAGATCGTCATCAAAAGTTTATTGATTTCAATCTGAGTTCCCATGAGTTGTTCTGAAAGGCCTTGGCCCCAGAATCCAAGCATCCGTGGTGAGTAATGAAGGAAGACAAACGGGAATGAATCCTTTTCGTAGTCCTCATCTAAGAGGAGTCCACCTGAGCAGGCTATTGTATGGCGGCCATCATCTGCATCTGGGCCTGATCGCAAGTGCCAAGCTTCGACGACCATGACCTGATCGGAGACGGTTTTTGATGAATCCGAAGAGGTCTCCGGATAGGCTTGCTCACTGGCGGCGATTTGAGATTTGTACTGCGGAAAGTGGTTTTGCAAGACGGAGCGATCAACGAGCTTGAACTGATAGAGCTGTCTTGGATCACCATACAAAGACTCATTGGGATCAACGAGCAACTCAGTATAAAGCACGCGCTCAACAGCCACTCTTTTGTTTCGGTCTTCATAAATTTTTACGCATCCTGTTCCAAGAACCCCAGCATCTCTTAAACACTGTTCACCTAATTGATAGGCTTTTACCTGATGAAACTCACCGCCAATAAAGTTATTGAGCTGTTTTGCAAGGTTTCTAGTCTTATAGTCCGCTCCATTCGTAAGGAATGTGGGAGACGGTCTTTGCTGAGTGATTCTTGAGACGAGCGTATCAACACAACTTTGAACAACGTTCATCGTCGGGCGATCAAGCGGTAAAGCCTGACCAGAAGCCATCTTCGCTAAGCCGGTTCCCACCGTTCCGAAGAGTGGAAGGTTGCCGTACATCTTGGCGAAGACGGAGCTTTGTCGGTAACGATACTGCTGTTGATCTTTTAAGAAGGTCGCGGTGGCTAAGACCTGTTGAGCAAGATCGCTTTTATCTCTCGCAGAAGCTTCCCACCACTTATAGGCAGCTCCAACCATTTCAGGATTGGGCTTTGTTCGAACTGTAATTGTTTCGCGTTCACCTTGTTTGCGTGGTGTGATCTTCGCCATTAGACGTTCCCCTCAGCGGAAGACCAAAACAAAGCATCTTCGGGTGTGTAAGAAGGCGCCGTGATCTCAGTGCCAGTTGATGGCTCACCCTTTGTCATGAAAGTGGAATCGTCGAAACTGAGCTCAAAAGCTCCAGATCGAAACGATTTCACTTTGTTTTTGCGTAAAATAGTTAGAATTTTGTGCAGATCTTTAGTGTTTTTGACTTCCACACCTACGATGAGGTGTCTATCGACCCAGTATATGCCCGCGATAAAGTCTGTTCATCACTTTCGTGAGAATTCCTTTTCGTGGGTCTTGAGAATCCGTGCCATCAACTTCTCGATAATCATCGGAAGGCATACGAGCATTTTCTTCCCAGATTTCAGAGTCTTCATCTTCAGGGCTTAAGAAATCGATATCAGAGGTGTCGTTATCTCCGAGATCAGAGATCCCACCATGAGCCATTTTCTTAGCCATGATACCTTTAACAATAGATTTGGGCTCTCCCATCATTCCACCGCAGGAAAATTTAGGAGTCTCGCTTGATTCATTGCCGTCGTAAACGGTGTCCTCATCATCAAGAGGCATGAACTTAGGAGCTTTCGCCATGATGACAGTCTTGTCATAACCACGGCCCATGTTTTCAGGATTCACCATGCCACCGGAGGCCATTTTTTTAGCCATTCGTTTTAAGCCGTAAGCAATTGATAGATTAGGTTTCATGATTCCATCCCTTCTTCTTCGGTGTGTTCGCCTTCTTCATGAGGCTGGCTATCGCAGATTTCAAACGCCGATTGAAGCGCTTGAGCAACAGCGGTTGCGTCTTTTGTAGCAATGGCCCTGAGGAGATCTTCAGCGGCTGATACGAGCCCAGCGTTTTCTTCGCCCTCTTCGCCTTCGGTTTCAATCTTACCATCGGGTTTACGAGACGCGATGATAACGGACGCCATTTTTTTCGGATTCATGAAAGGTAATCCCATACACTTTCGTTCAGGTGTCTAAAATGTGGAGCCACGGAATATGGGCTCATAAGCTTCAGACTCTTCAAGGGCTTTGAAGTGCTCTTCTGCGGCCTTTTCCATTTCAGAGACTTCTCGCTCGGCCCATTCGGGAGAGCCGTACTTAGGAAGCTCAATAGGCTGTTGATAAGCATAGGCTGGTGATTCTCTGAAGGCGTAGAGCACGGCGTCGACGATATCGCTATGGAAGGAATCTTTGACCCTAATCTTATCAGGCGTTGATTTTGATCGATCGACTTCGAGAAGATAGGAGTCATGGGCGAATCGAGAGTCTTTGTGAGCTTTGAATACCCCACGACGAAGGGCATCGTTCAAAAGCGAATAGTTTTCCATTTTCCTGGTTTTCTCGGCAGCTTCGACTGGAATGCCGAATCGTTTCCTAAACTCCTCGGCGATCTTTTTACCGAGTCCCCCCTCGTCTATGACCATTTTGTGGGCTGGGTACTTTTGGGAAAGGTTGGCGATGATCTCTGCGAGCTTGGAGATATCGAGCTTAGACTTTACGACTTCCTCAACAAGGTACGTGTGCTTGGAATCGTCCGAGTAGGCGAGTACCGCGACGGCGTCAGCGTCAACGAAGCCAATATCAATTCCAAAGATGTAGTGAAAGCCCGACTTCGTTTGCGGAAGAATATCAAAGTGATTCCTATCCGCAGAGTAGTTGAGGAGGAGTGATTCTGTATCGATGATCCATTTACCGAACCATTCCCTTTGGATGGTGGGGTCATCGATGGTTACACCTCTTCGTTTGAGCTCGCGGTCTAAAAGGGCGGCATGGCTCATCCCTGATGTTTTTTGAATGAACGGGTTATCAAAGAAGTTCCAGGAGTGGGCCGACCATGTATCGATATGCGCCGATTTATGGAAGTAGCCGGACGGTACCGGGCCAGGGGTGCCAATGAGGTTTAGAGTTCCCGCATAGTCCATAAGGGCCGGCGTGATGACGTCGTCGACGAGTTCTTCGATGTATGGGGGGAAGGACTGGCACTCATCAACATAGACAAGTTTTAAGGCCAATCCTCTGAACTTATTTATTTCAGATTTGTCGTTAGCGCCAGAGAGATAGATGACAGACCCATTGTCGAATTTGATGGAGAGCTCGCCTTGATCGACTTTGGCTTGGATTGAATATTCCCGAAGGATCGTCAGAAGAGTTGGCCATATAATTTTCTTAGCGTTGTTTCGACTCAGGGTGATGTAAAGGCAGACGGATTTAGAATAGTTCGTAGCTTCATGAATCATATGAGCTGCGCAGGCTGTGGTTTTCCCTGATCGTCGAGAGCATACGGCGACCTTAAAGGGAGCTGGGTCGCTGATGAATAATCCCTGTTTTGGGAATAGGAATTTTTTAAGGCTGAACCTTGTTTTTTTAAGCCAGGTTTCTATGAGGAGGCGCGTGTCATTCATCTAACCGCTCTTTGACGAGAGAGGTGAGTTCTTCCATGGAAAGGTTTTCGTAAGGATTAGAGATCTCAACTCGTTCTTTTACTTTTCCAATGAGTCGATCAAGGAGAGCATTCATTCTGAGCTGATCCCCTTTGTTAATGGCTTGAAGCATGATGGAAAGGACCATGGCTTCGAGGCCCGTCATGTTTGGATTGGAGCGGGCTTCTTTGAGTTGAGAGACTGGAAGGTTGATGTATTTATTAAAGATCGTTTCAAGCTCTGTTTGAGTCATGCGCTTAAAACCCTTCACATCATCGGGCAAGCGAGGTCGACCTGGTCCACCCTTATAACCGGGTTTAAAGTCTCTACCTCCCGTTTTAGTTCCTTTGGCCATGGCTTTTACCTCGCATTTTTATGGGGGTTATATCGATTTTGAATCAATGATATAATGATATCATGATTGTTTATGATTACAGCAAAGAACGGATGGGCAAATTGAGATCGGAAACAGCTTTTGAGCTTGTGTTTGAATTTGAAACTCATCCAAAGAAAGTTGTGATTCCCCGGGCTATTTTTTTGAGTCCTCTTTGCCATATTAAAGAGATTCATGAGTCTAAGGCCTCTTTAAATTCCATTGAATAATTATTGATCCCTTCTTTGATTGTAAGATCATTTCGAAGAATAGGCCTGTTTTTTTCAAAGGGTGAATAATCCACATGGTGATGCCAGCGACCGTATTTCATCACTAATTTTGAGACGTCTGGGTGCATTTCACAGAGCATTTTACTTTTAGGATAAGTCCCCTCTTTGGCATAAAAGGCGTCTGTATTACCCCCTTTGAGGACTTGAGTGCGTACTTTTTTTTGAAGGAACGCATTGAATTGAATTGTACAATAGCCCGCTTTTAATATTCTTAAGGAGATATCCGTATCTTCGTTATATCGGCCTCTCCATTGGTAGGGGCATGAGTTCTTGATCAAATTACAGCTATAAATACGCGTATTGAGCAAATAAGGTTTCCGCTTGTATCTACGTGGAACAAAGAATGAGTAGTTAGGCCCCGCCATCAAAACATTGGTATAGCGAAGACAGAAGTCCTCCATGGCTTTAAACAGGGCTGGGCTTTTACATTTTACCCGAAGGTTTTTATTAAGGCGCTCAAATCCGTTGATGTTATCATCCATGACCCAATGCCATTCATGACCATTTTTTATGGAATGATCCCATGCAAAGTTTCGTGCAGCTCCTGGGCCCTTGCTTTTCTGATATCCGAGAAGATCGAACGTGTCGTAGTTGTCCTGATATTTTTTATCTAAAATCAAGAGTCGTTCCTTGGGTATAACGGAGGCATATTGATCAAATTCCTGCTCTTCAATCACCACAAATGGGGCAATTCCCATTTCATCCAAAGATTTATATGTGAGTCTAGAGTCCCATCGACCCTTGGAAACAATATAAATAGGGAATTGCGGGAGAAGTTCACTCATAGCTTTTTGCTTTTAAATTCTCGCGTTTGACTTCAGGAAACCAAATAGAACGTGTTTTGGTGGTTATTTTTTGCTTGATGATTCTACTGAATTGTTCAAGAGCCTCTTGGTCGACAAAATGGATGGTCATCTTATGAAATCCGAATGCATCGGGCTGATCATATTCGGGCATGTCAGACCAGTCGTCATGCTTGCTTGAGACTTCTTTATCTGAGTAATTAAGAAAAAAGTTTTTTAAGCCAAGCATTTTGATATCTAAATCTGGCCCCAAATCTGGGATATCGGTATTGATCTCTGCAAAATTTAGCTCAGCCCAAGAGGCGATAGCATTATCAGCTTGAACGTCAGCGTATTCTTGATCTGATGATTCATAGTCTTGATAGACGACAGGAACTTGTTTCCATTTTTTTTTGAATGCCGCTGCAATACGACCGTGACCTGAAGTGACGCATCCTGAAAGTGTCGAGACCTTGATGGCGTATCGCCAGCCTTGATACTCAATGATTTCAGCGAGGCGCTCTATCTGATCTTCCGGGTGCTTATTTCGATTCTTAGGATGATATTTCAGCTCCGAAGGATCGATCAGGGCGTCGTATTTGCAGTGTATTTTAGGCATGTTTAATCCGCGAGTAGGGCTGCGTTTAGGTTGCCAATTCCGATGACGGCTTTCTTCCCTTTGATTTCGAGAAGGATGCCGTGGTCACAGAAGGAGGCTTTTACGCCTGGGCAGGTGGTTTGGTTAATCGATCTCAGGCCTGAAATAAATCCAGGGATAGAGACGGCCTCATGAAGAACGAGGTTTGTGATTTCAGTGGTGTGATCGATTTTTATTTTTTTGATGGGTTCAACTTTAGGCGCTGGGCTTGTCATCTTGGGTCTCCTTGTTAAGTTCGGCGGCTTGTTTATTGAAGTCTTCGAGCTTGAGCATGATTTCGTTCATTTGAGCTTGGTTGATGTGCTGCTTGAAGAGAAGTTCACCGAGGGCGGCGCAGTGTTGGGTGTATGTTTTTTGGAGTTCTTCTTTAGTGAGTTTCTCGGACATAGTTTTTCCTTTCAGAAGGGTTTGTAGTTCCATTTTTTGGTTTTAAAGATTGAGAAGCCGACTTTTGTCAGATGGGAGACGTAATCGATATCTGTGGGCGTGATTTGTTTTGCGATTCCGATAGTGCGCCAGACGGGTTTAACCCAGACCCAGTGAAGGGTGGTTTTGTGTTCTGTTTTTTCAAAGACGGAGTAGCCGAGAATGATTTCAGGGTCTTCTTTGAGACAGGCGATAATGCATTCACAGTGAGGGCGTTGGAAGAGGTCGTTGAGGTTTGTGCGGGCCATTTCGTAGTAGCTGGGTTGAGAGAGAGGGTTGAGCCAGTCGTTACCGTGGAGATAGCCTTGAAGCCAGGTGGAGTAGATAAAGGGAACATCAGACGGTTGAGATTTTCTGGTCGCGATGAGCGATTTGCGATCAACGGTTTGCGGTTCCATGTGTACTCCTTACAGCTTCTATGTACGGTTAAGTGTCTATTTCAGAGGAGACGGTGACGCGCATGATAGCGACGAGGCGGTCGACGATGCCGTTGATCTTGTCTTTGTTTATTTTTTGGCGATGGAAGCGTTTTTTGAGGATAGTGGCTGATTCTCTGAATGATTTACCGTTCGTGTGAAGTTCCCAGATCGCTTTATCAAGTCTGGTTTCAAAAGGGTGATGGTGAAGGAAGATTCCACAGAGTCGGTAGTAGGTTTCTTTGGATTCGAATGTGGTGGGATCATAGCGAGACGAGAAGACGGTTGAGTCGAATGTTTTGAGAAGGCCGTGTTTTTCGGTTTCTATGTCTTTGAAGCCTTCGTCTCTGAGTTTTTGGTACCATTTTTTCTTTAGGGCGTTGAATTCATCGGGATCAATTGGGTTCAGCGGGTGCGTCTGTTTTTCCCTCATCCTGAGCGGCCTTCTCTTTCTCGAGGCGTTCAAGTTCCAATTTCTTGCACTCTTGTATTTTGTGATAAGCCATTTCATTCGCGATAGATTTTTTTAGAGATTTTACGAAAAATTCGATGGGCTTGCTGTCGGTGGTGGGATCGAGGTGCATGATCATGGCGGCGACTGCGTGTTGGTTATTGAGGGTATTAGGGACCCCAGCGAGTTCGATGACTTGATCGCAGAAGGCATCGAGGTCGAGTTTAGTTTGGGGTAATTTTTTAGGGAATTTGAGCCGGAATAGGTCAAAAATCATTAATAGAATGCTGAATAATTGATGAAATCAGGTCAATTATTAGTTTTTCCTTCTGTTTTTAAAGGGTTAGGGGGGTATTGATCTTTAAATGATATCATGATATCTTTAAATCATAGAAGGAGATCGGCATGAATACTCAAAAGAAGCTTACAAAGAACGATAAAATAAAGATCCTTGCGGATTTTAAAGCAGATCAGGCTTTGATCGCCGCCGCCAATAAACGAATTCAAGAACTGAAAGATCAAATCAAGGCAGATATTGAAGCCGGTGTTTACGGAGATTTCGCCCTCAGTTTTGAAAAACGAGAAGTAAAGTCCTATCAAGTTGAGGCCCGGGTGGACCTCATTATTAAGGTTCAGGAGATCAAATCATGAGCCCATTACTACCAAGCTTACTGATCTGTTTATTTGTGAGCGGTTGTTCAGCCTCTCGGCCTGCCTGTCGAACGGTAGCCGAAGAACCGGTCTCAACCTGTAGGGCGGATGCCAAATGCGTAGGGCGGAACGGATGGAACGCTGTAGCGACCATTTTAGCAGGTGTGGGATCTAAGAAGGGTGAAAAAAACTCAGTTACCGCTAGAGAAGAACAGTGCGTTCAAAACGACTTAGACGCTCAACGGGCTAACTACTACGGCTCTCGAGGGATTATAGATCCACAAAGACCCCAACGATGCACCTCAACACGAGTATCAGACGACGAAGTCGTCACGGAGTGCAGATGAAAAAACACAAACACAATAAGAACTGTCTCAACGTTATGGCCATGAAGGAATTTTGTAAGGTGATGCTTCAGGCCTCAATCGACGCTTACGATCAAGACCTACTCTTTGGGCCGAACCCACAAGATCACGTTTTAAAAATAGGGAAGGCTATTTTAGAAAACCAAAAGCTTGTTCATAAAAAACCAAAGGCCAAGAAAAAATGAATCGATTTGAAGACTATTCAAAACAGGAGCGTATCGAAATGAGAGCTTTTGAAGAATATATTATTCAACACGAAGTCGAGGCCCGGCTTGTTTTAAAACAAAAACTAAATAAAGAACCCACGATTGAAGAGGTTGAAGCCCTTCTCTCTGAGTGGTTCAATGAGGACTGGAATGGCGAATAAATCAAAAGCAATTTTAATTCGAATCACGGAAGAAGATCGAAAGCTTTTAAAGATTCTTTGTGCGGAGAAGTCCACGAGTGCTCAACAGCTTATTTATTCGATGATTCAGAAGATTCTGAAGCGTTAGCCCAACTTCCCACAATGTTTGCACATAAACTCTATTTTAAACTCATCTTTATCAGGGTGGTGTAGTTTTATGTTCTGGAATTCGTGAAAACCGCTTCCACAGATGATTGTTTTGTTAGCGAAGAGTTTGAGCCAGATGAGTTTGCAAGAATACCAGAGGGCGATGCAGAGGCATGTGATTTTAAGAATATGCAAAGTCTGGTCAGGGGTCATTCCATGCTTTCTATTTTTTCAAGGGCCTCTTTAGCTCTTCTGCCTTCTTCGCCCGCTTGATAATAGGGCCCAGATATTGTTGGAATGGTTCGAGGTACATGCTCACCATCGGAATAAAATCGTAAAGCATGTTTCGCAATCTCAAGTTGAGCCCAAGCTTTGCGGAGTTCTTTGCAAAGTGATGGAACAGATTGTATCAGGGCGTCTACTTCTGGATATTGAGGAAAACACATCGGAAATAGTTTGTAGGGCATGTATATTTTTTCAATCTCATCGAGCTCTTTCGGTGTCATCATAATCTCTCAGTCATCGCGAGCCCCACTTAGGCAAAACAATTGGTTTTCGTAAGCGAATGTAAAGATACAAAGAAATGGCAACAATCCAGTTGATTGGAATTATAAAATAAACAGTAGAATGACAATTGTGTCGCAGATAAGCGGGTCCCATATACCACGGTACAAAATCAGTGGGAGACACTTCAATTTTAAATTTCATAGCTCTCCCTTACTCACCTCACGATTAAGAGAATCATCACGATAAAAACAATGCACAAGATTTGAGAATGCTCTTCGGTCATTTTTTGGCCTTGCTCATTTCAAGCCAGGCATCGTCATAAGCAAAAGCACCGCCATTAAACACTCTGGGAATATAGCGAATGGTTTGCAAATCAAGTCTTCTGTTCTCAGGGTGTTTCATGAAAGCCACAACGTTATTTGTCGCATACACTTTAGCCCGATCTTGTTTGCGATTGATAAACACCACAAACTCACCCGGCTTTAACTTTTTACAATCGATTTTATGTTCAAGCGCGGCGAGAGAAAGCCCGTCATGTTGCCCTCGAAGATCTGCGTTTTGAAATATTCGGATGACACGATTTGATTTCATGCCGCAAACACCTCATGAATTTGCTTCAAGGCTTCCGCATCATTGCAAATCACAACCATAAATTTAGAATTTGAAACCGCTGGTAAAATCATCGGAGCTGAAAGACGTTTCGAATATTTTCGTTTTTCGACTTTTACAAACCTCTTTGTCTGATCGCCAAAATCAGGACCATAATTCCCAAGGTTTGAAACACTAAATGATTTTCCCGTGATTGTTTTGAATCCCTCTTTGTTGAGAGTCTCTACAATCTGACGAGTCCCGATTCCATTTGATTTTAGTTTTCGTGCGCGTTCTTGCCATTTCATGCCGATTCTCCTCTTAGCTCTCCAACGTCGAGGTAAAACTATCCATAGATCATGATGCTATTTAATTCAATTGATTCTCATAGAAAGGGGGGCCCTTCTTAAGCGAAGATTCCATTTTGATAAAACCCGGGGAAGCTGAGATCCCCGAATCAATCCAAACCCTGTATTTGTATCATCGGGCTGTGAAAATTCGACTCATCCCCCGCCCATAAACAAGCATGGTTTGAATCACACGCCCGTATTTCAGGCATGGCCCGAGAGTATTTAAATCTATGAGATGCCTCAATATGTTGAAGGACATTTCACTCTACCGCCCGGCATCACCCAGACTTTAGCCCTTCGCACCTCGAATAGACTTAAGAGATACCTCTCAAGCTTTGTGGCTACTTATCGACAGTCTTCTCAAACTGCCGCTGATTCGACCCTTCCACTCAAATTCTGGGCCCGGCACTTCTTGGAATCAGTCCCCCCGGTAATGCCTAATCCATTCTTAACCCGCTGGTTTTACCTCTCGTTAAAAATTTTGCTTGAAGTTTATGATGGAGGAAGTAATTCTAACCTCACATCATAAACTTTATAGCGAAGTTAGAATCCCCCGAATCACCGAAGACTTTCAACCGTTTTCTTGAGCTCGGGGGATTTTTTTTGTTGAATCTCTAAAAAACATTCGATAGATCCAAACTCGGCATGATAGAAAAACTTCCGGTTCTTGTTACTTCTAATTTTGAGCCCCACTGGCTGACGATTTCGAACGATCTCTATCATGCCGATAAGTCTTCAATTTCAGCTAGTGGGCTCAAGCATCTCCTTAAAAGCCCGGCTCATTTCAAATACGAATGGATGAAATCACCTAAAGAACAAACCCCCGCTCAACGCATGGGGGAACTATTTCACGCCGCCATTCTTGAACCTGAGCGATTCCGCGAAAACATGGTGATTCAACCCGACTTCAACCGAAGAACAAACGCAGGGAAAGCCGCCGAAGCCGACTTCCTTTCAAAGCTCCCTGAAACAGCAATTGTCGTGAGCGAGGATGACTACCACTGGCTTTGCGGAGCGATCGAATCCGTTTACTCCCACCCCATCGCAAGAGGCGCTCTCAGAGGCGGTGAGAGAGAACTAACCGGAGTGTTTAGAGACCCCGAAACTGGGCTCAAATGCCGTATACGCCCCGACTTAATCATCCGCGATAAAAACATCATTCTCGACGTAAAGACCTGCCAGGACGCCTCTCAGCGCGCTGTAGAGCGTGTTATCTGGCAATACGCCTACGATCTTCAGGCGGCTTTCTACCTTCACGGTTCACAGATCATTGAACAGAAGGTTTATGATACCTACCTCTGGTTATTCGTTGAAAAAACCGCTCCCTACGTTACAACCCTTTGGAAAGCTGATCAGGCCTGGCTTGAAATCGGCTCTCAACGAATGAAACGTTCCCTCCATAAACTGACAAGCTCAATTGAGGCCGGGGAGTTCCCAGGTTATCAGAATGAAGCCGAATGGATCTCTCCGCCCGATTGGGCCATGAAAGGACTCGACGATGGAATCTTCACATAAACAACTCGACCGACAACTCGCTCAAATCACAAATTCTCTTTTAAAATCTTTGGCAGAAGCAAAATTAGAATTCCCTGCCTTTGATAAAAAGGGAAAAAACCCTCATTTCAAGTCTGATTTTATTACGCTCGGGCAAATTCAAAGTTCGGTTACATCCATTCTCGCCAAACACAAGCTCGTCATCACTCAGCACGTCGGCGAAAACGCTTGCACCACAATTTTAAATCATTTTGAGACTGGCGAATCTCTTGAGTGCTCCATCCCTCTCATTATTTCAAAAAATGATATGCAAGGCTTGGGCTCTGCCATCACCTACGCTCGCCGATACGGCCTCATGACTCTTCTCGGAATTGCTGAATGGATTGAACCGCCCCCCGCAAAAGAAGGTGAGCCCGGTTATGATGACGATGGAAATGAAAATTCTTTGCAACAAAAAACGGGCGTCTATCGAGTGAACGTTGAAGGATCTAGTCACAACGGAAAAACTTTAGACGAAGTCGGAAGCGAAGGAATCGTTAAAGCTCTTGATCATTGGAAAACAAGATTTGCCGCAAGCAAAGATAAACCCACCGGGAACGTTAAAGAATTCATGGAGGAGGCTGAGAAGTGGCTTGCCGAAACGGGACGAAAAACTCTTAACACTCAATTGAAACAAGATGGCCGCGGTCTCACTCCTCCTCCTCTTAAGAAGTGATGGTAAAGTGAATACAAAACTCGATAAAATAGGGACGTGGCCGAGAAAGACATTCAAAGAGAGATTCTCGACTTTCTTCTCGCTCATCCCAAAGTTACGCTGGTCTTCCAAAATGATCACCGAAATCAACGAGCCCGTAAATTTGGCGCTGTCGGTAAATATAGACCTAAAGGTCTCCCCGATATCATCGGCTGCCTTAGCAACGGCCAATTCCTTGCGATCGAGGTCAAAGACACTCTTGGCCGCGTATCGGAAGAGCAATGCGGAATCCTTAGAAGAATTTCTGATGGCGGAGGCCTTGCTGGCGTTTGCCGATCAATCGAGGATGCAAGCAGGCTACTGGGATGAAATTTCGAAAAGCCTCGCACTGTGCATTGCCTCCGAAAACGAAATGCGAAATCTGCGGAGATCCGGGTGAGTGGGACCATATCAGAAGTCGAGGCGCCGGAGGTGGGAATGAAACATCCAACATCCAAAGTCTCTGCCGAGCTCATCACACCGAACGTCATCGCATCGGCATCAAATCATTCACTCAAAAATATCATCGCCCTATTTCGTTCGAAGGAATCTATCCAAGGAGGTCTGATCTATGAATGAACTCACCGTCAAAAATATCCGAGCCCGATTAAAAGATTGGAAAAATTTAGACGTCTCACCTCGAGACGCTCAATACGTCCCCATTCTTGAAAGCCAAAGAGAAAAAATGATCGTCAGTATCGATTATCTCCTTTCTCATTTCGACCCAACCGAAGAGACTGAAAAAAACAATTTCGACGTCAACGAGATCGGCTGCTAATGGCTGGCTCTGTTTTCGAATATTGGAAGCCCTCTGAACTTCAAGAAAAAATGAGTTCAACGGCAAGAAAGGGTCACACCGTAAATCCATTTGATCGCGGCAACGGTCCCGGTTGGAATATGAGTCAAATTAGAAAATCCGTCGGACTTAAATCAGATCAAGCCGAGCGCCTTTGTCTTCGATGCCAAAAAATGTTCATGAGTTTTTCAAAGGGTGAGCGGATGTGCAAGAAGTGCAAAGAATAGCTTCCCGAGTTTTCGCAACGCTCGGGATTTGGTCCACGACACGCGTGGTTAACTCGTGTGACAGATCGGAGAGACGATCACTTACACTTCGCGACTTTGGCCTCTAAATCCGTGACGTAATCTAAAAGCTTTTCAGAATCTCTCGGCGATAGCCCAAAATATTTATTCGCATCTCTCGCTTCAACTTGAAGATCATTCCCATCGGGATCAGTACACAAGAAAGCATTTCGATCAGATGAAAAAAAACAAAGCGTCAGCGGAGGTCTTTTAGGACCACACGAACTAAGGGTGATTCCAGCCAGCGCTAAGATGATGAGCAGCAGACTGGATCTCTTCAGGTGTTTTTGCTTGGGCAAGTTTGTCATAAGCCTCTCTTATCTTTGCCTGATTCTGCTCAATACGATCAAGCCGAGCCGCAATCTGCAAACCCTCAAAAAATTCGATGAGCTTAGGTAAAGCGGCGAGCCCATTCAAAGCAGCAGTAATTAAACTAAGCAATTGGTCCCCAGCCCCTTCCTTGAGCAATTCTACATATCGTACTAATGCTTACGCCATATTTTTTTGAAAGAACTCGGCCGCCGAATTTTCTGTCGTATTTAATATATTGTTTTCTTATTTTGTTAACATCTTTCAAATCAAGCTTAGCCATGGGGTGTTTTTCGCCTGTGCAATCCGTTCCGTGCAGCTTCCTATGAGACGTATTTAATTTATGGGTTCCATATATTAAATTATCTATCTTATTGTTTTGAGGATTCCCGTCGACATGGCAAACAATACATCCTTTGGGTGGCGGCCCCACAAACTCATTTAAAACCATCCGGTGTATTGATTTGTAAAATTTTTTGCCATTTTTCCTAAAACATATTCTTAAATATCCGCCGCGAACAACAAGCCCCTTCAAAAAAAACGGCTTACGATTCAAGTCAATAAAAGCTTCGGTGCCAGAACGCCTGCCAAAACGTTTTTTTTGAAATCTATGAGTTTTTATTTTTCCGTAGTTTGAAACAAAATATCCATCAAACCCAGTTACCGGGCGCCACTCTTCCATATGGACATTTTAATGGCCGCCACGGCTTATGAAAACATTTTTAACGCGAACATTAGAGCTGGGCGATCGCATCGATTTGTCGAATTTTGTCTTCCAACATCGAAATTCTCGCAACGGCTGCGTCCAATTGCGCTTGAATCTCCCCCATATCAGGGCAAACCACATCGCTCATGGCGGCAACGTCCACTTTTAATGCTTCAATTTTTTCCAAAACAATAGCTTTATCGATCATCTCAATCTCCTCAAAAAAATAAATTAGAACCCTATATGGATGGTGATTTGTCTAGACGCCTACTCGTAAGTGAATGCCTTCTATTATTAAAAAACGAAGAATCCTTTCTTATGGAGGCTTAACGCTACCGTCCGTTGGACCCTTTGCAACATCTCCAAAACTGGTGGCAAGTTCACTTCCTAATTGGACGATTACAACAAATACGTCGTGCCCATTGCACACCCGAGCTAACCCTCTCAAGTACAACACCATCGACTTTGCTGGCGCGACTCCGAAAACTCTGTACCCCTACACATCGGCCATTTTTATTCGCTGTAATCTTTTGGTGAGGACCGGCGCTGTTTTTACTCAAATCTTTAATGGTGGAAATGGCGGTTACGGATTTGACGAAGGTTCAATTGGAGGCGATGGAAGTTCTGGCGGTGGTGCAGGAGCAGAAGCCTTTACCGATGCAGGTAATGGTGGATCGGGTGACGACGGAATTCCTTCAGATACTATTCCCGGCGGTCTTGGTTACGGAAACATCTATAATTTTGATTACGCATTTTATCCGCAAGGTGGTGACGGCGGAGATGGCGGCTTTGGTCTTTCCGGTGGAAATTTTGGCCTTCGCGGCTTCAAAGGCAACGGATACGGAGGCGGCGGCGGCGGTGGTGGCGGAGACTCTTCTGGAGTCAGGGGAGCAGGAGGCGGTGGAGCGGGCGGCCTCACAGTCATTGTCGCGAACGAATCTCGTGGCGCTATTTTTTTTGACGTCAGTGGTGGCGGAGGCGGAAATGGCGATGCAACCACAGGCGGAGGCGGCGGAGGTGGATCTGGAGCCATATATCTAGCCTTCAAGAAATACGACGGCCTCATCACAGCACTCGCTGCAGGAGGTACAGGCGGATTTGGATACATCAACGGAAACAACGGAGCCTCTGGAACAATCGCAATTTACGAAATCGGTAGAGACAATTCACTCACAGCCAGAACCCTGGCGAGTACTTGGAATAATTTATAAAGGAGACAAATTATGGCAACACTTGGAACGATTACTTACGGAACCGCAGGACTTACACTCACCATCAAAGATTCAGATGTTGAAGGTGGCTTTGCTTCTTTTACACTCGGAGGCGCTGGCCTTGGTGGACAAGAATTTACATTTGAAGCCGCTCAAACTGAAGTTCAAAAAACATTTCGAATGATTGGAGCGGTTCTTCAACTTAAAGCAGCCCAGTCGCTCTAATGCCTTCAATTATAAAAAAACGAAGAATAAGTGGGGGTCTTTTAGATCCAGCCGTTGCTCTTTATTTTGCACGCGGAGTCATTACAAACCCCACTGAAAAGGCCGCCGTCATCACTTTGATCAGGGGCCTTAAGTCTTCTGGAATTTATAACAAACTAGATCGTCTATGGCTAATGAGCCCAACCTCTGAAGCAGCTGGCCTGTTAGATTTCATCACGCTTACGAGCATGACCAATAACTTCGCCACGCATGGATCAACGGGCTTTACCTTTAACGGAACAACAGCGTGGCTTAATACAAATTACCAGCCAGCCTCATCTTCAAAACTTACAGCTAACGACTGCTCTTTTGGAGTCAACGTGTACTCAGGCACTCCATCCGGCACAAAATCACTTTTGGGATGCACAGATAGTTTCGTTCCAAACTCAATTCGTATTAATGCAGCCGTTTCTGGTGCTAATCTCGTCTGGACTTATTCAGCCCCAAGTAGCTCGCAAGGGGCTAGCTATACCGCCCAAACATCCACCGATATGATTGGATTTCGAGTGGCCTCCAGAACAAGTAGCACCCTCGTCAACGCCTACCAAAATGGATGCGCTTCTCTCGCTAATTCAACCACAGCCAACACAGCCACCCTTTCAGCAGCTACTTTTGCATTGGGTGCGTTTTATAATGATGGGCTGGGTTCTGCAGGAAACTTCTTTAGCGGAGTTCTAAACCTTGGTTTTATAGCAAAAGGTTTATCAACTGCTGAAATTCAAACTTTTGATGAACTTCAATCAGCTTATCAAAACGCCTTGGGTCGCTATGCTTACGCTCCCTCATCAGCGACGTATTTTTCTAATCAATCCATTACAGCGTTTTACGAAAAATATGCAGCAAACCGATGGATTGCTGAGATGCAAGCTCGAAATATCTGGGCCAAAATGTCGAGAGTCTATCTCTTTAGCCAAACGAGTGCAGCAGCCGCGAGAGCCTGTGCCAAAACAAACAACTCTTTGACCGTCGTTAACGGAGCGTCTTGGAACAATGCTGGCTATAATACAAATGGAGTAACGGATCTTTTGAGATTTGATGCGGCCACCAGCACGTTTACTGAAATCACGGCGACAAGTTCTCATATGTTTTCAATGTTTTCAGACCCGGCCACTTACCCAACTAATTCATACATGGGCAATGATAACCTAACCGACGCCTATGCTCTGACGGGAGACCTTGCCATATGAGTGTGATTCCAATTGGCGTTTCGTCTTTTACTTTTATTCGACAATCGGCGGCTCAATCTCCGGGCGTAGGATATTATCACTCCTTTAGTGGAAGCCGGGCTTCTTCGACGAGCATCAAGTTTTTTTACGATGGCATTCTTGTCACGACAAACACAACTCTCGATACTGGATCGGTCCCAACCTGGAAAGCAGGAATTGGTGCCGTTACGGCTACTGACTCAACACAAACCAATTACAGCGCATTGACCTCGATCTGCACCGCTTCATTAGGCTCAAGCTTAACGGATACAGAGCACGCACAACTTTACGCTGCCAGCGTTCTTTATAACAAAGCCTTAGGAAGGTTTATCCCATGAGTAACATCTTTGTTCCGCCCAAAAGATTTCCCAATTATTTTGAAATGATTTTAATTCCTAACGAAAACGTCGAATCTCTTAAGATCGCGCCGACAGAACAGAACCTGCAAACAGAGATTTGTCCTATTCAGGGCGGAGACAACGTTTTTCGTCTGCCAGCATCTGTGTTTGATTCCGAATACTGGTCGCAGGAACAAAAGGACTTGCTCGTTACACTCTGCGGAGGCCCGGCTTTTGGCTCTATTCAAGAACTAGAATCTGATATTTTTTGTGGCCCGCTTGGAATTCACACAATGAACGATTTGAATGCAGAGCAAATCAACCGCTTAGAAGAGATTCAAAATGGAGATAGGGCTGGACGTCTTCTTGGAAAACGATTCGCCCTGACCGAAATGAAAAAGTCTTAAGCTGGGGTTTTTCCGCCAACGTTTTTCAAAACGTTGATGATCGCTTCCATAATTGAATTTGATTTCAACGCAGGAATCAGCGCAATCGTTTCAGAAACGACAAGTAAACAGGTTGCAATTTGAGCCCAGTGTTCGACGATAAATGACATAAGATCTCCCCTTATTATTGTTACTTTAAGTGTATTGATTCTCAGAATCCGTGCAATAATTTATTTGTGTCAAAGACTCCAATTGAGCATTGGATGCGACTCTCCGATCGACAAACTCTTAAAGAGCTTCGTAAAATGTGCGGCCTGCCACCCCTCACCGAAAAGTGGGTGAAATGTATCTATTGCGACCATCAAGTCCTCTCTCAATTCATCGGTAAAAGGCGTCAGCAATTTATTTGCTATAACTGCACCCGCACACAAGAAGACGGAGGAATGCCCACTCACAAACTAGGGTAAGAAGAATCTCTTGAGAGATTTTGGCGGAACCGTTTGCACATGAATCCACGTCGGAGTCGAATCAAAATCCTCACACCAAAACCCAATAGACTCTAAAGCTTGCAGGCCCTCTTCCGTTAAACACCAATTTTTAATGACTTTATCCCAATCTTTTAAATCGGCTGCTCTTCCGAGAAGATGCTGAGACTTGAGCTTCGGTGGTTTTCCCATCGCTTGATAAATCTCAATCTGCTTTTGCATACTCCTTAAGCCAGAAGTCACAATGAGAGCATGAGGACACAATCCTTGAAATTGATTCAATCGATCTAAAAGATGCGCAAGGTTTTCATCCACATCGGGAGTCGTCGGGTATTCATTAGGATTCAAATCTTTTAACTCAATCATGAGTCGCGCTTTTGCTTATAATTTTTGAGTTTTGGATAGTGCTCAAAATTAGCAATGATCTGACGTGTATCAATCGCCTCATCCGTAATGTCCGACAAAATTTGCTGGGTGACCTCATGACGCCGTTGATGCTCATCAAGCCTCTCGTGGACTCTCTCAATCTCTGAGAGCATTTCATCCATAGCAAGAGTGAGCCTCTTAACAGCATCCGTATTTTCCTTGATCGTTTGCGGAAGCTTTAACCAATAAAAAATGGCGGCCAAGAGTAAGGCCGAAATAATCGGCCCTAAGATCGGCATGAAATCATGAAGTGGCATCCCCTCAACTCCCACTCTTAATCCTGCATAAACTTAAACGTAAAGCTCACATCCGTTGTGCTCGCAAACGTCGATGCAGACTTAATCACAGCCAGACAATAAATACTTTGGTCTGCCGCCGCTGCAGCTTGTTTCATGAGAATGTTGAGGTTTGCCGCTTCTGCAATCGAGAAGCTTGTCGCCGCCGTATAAGTAAACGAGCAACTCACCGTCCCAATAATCTTTGTGATTTCAGTCGTCGCAATACTCAACGCCGCCTTATCCGCACTCGCAATCGTTGGGCTTGAGCTAAAGAAAATAAAATCAAAGGCCGAGTTTGTGTTGTTTTTATCACTCGTCAAAATGCTGGTGAGATAAACTTTTCCAATCGATTTAGGACCGGGACCAGCAGGATTTTGAGTCGTTTGCGTATCAATATCTCGAAAAATATTTCGAAACGCAGACGTCAAATTCATGATGGAACCAAAACGATTGCCAGAAGCATACGCAGACGCTGCCGTGATCGTTGGTGTTGCTGTGATGGAATCATCAAGTCCGATAACTTCTGCAATCATCGCGCTCTCCTTGCTCGAATTTGTGCTTTGTATTGAGGTTGGCCAGTACTAAATGAACACGCGCCCTTCATGTAAATTGTCGTAGTAGATGCAAGGCTGATACGAATCGGAGTAACCCCTAAAGTCGAATGTGAAGACGCTGATGGTACAGCCGTTGAAGCATATTCAAACGATTGGTTAGGAGCAGCATTCCCCGTTGTGGTTCCGATACCAGCCACGACAAACGTCATGCCGGTAGCTGCATTTAAAGAATAATCCACATATCCCGAAACGTCCCAATCACCAGCCGTTAGCGCCACCGATGTTGCATCAAAATAAACGCCCGTCGCTCCCGTGTTGGTATAGGCCGAGACTGTTGCCGATAGGGTTTCTCCGATCAGACCCGCGCCAGCTGCGTTGTTCGTGGTAGTCCCAAAGAGGTTGGCCGTTGTTTGCCCAGGATATTTTATATACTGATCAGGCATCTTAAATCGCCTTTCCGGTAATGTAGCCGTTCAACGTTCCGGTTCCCGCTGAAAACGTATAAACAACTCGGATATAAGCCCCACCCAACTGGTTCAGCTCTAAAAATATATTTGAAGCCGCACCCGAAAGTGTCGGAGTCGAAGGAAGCGTTAAAGCATTCCACGTTCCGGCGTTCACAACCGTTCCGTTCGATGCCAGATAGTCATTTGAAATCTGAACAGCAAAAGTTCCCGTCGGTGTTCCGGTCGCAATCAGCTGAATTGAAATGTTATCCAGATAGCGAATATCGGTGACGGTGCTTGTCTGATTGGCTGTTAAAGCCACCGCATTATAGATCTTAAACGGTGGTAGAAAGTTTTTTGAGTTCCCGGCCATAAGTGCCCTCCTGTTGGGTTCGGGCGAGTTATTCGCCCTAGTCACTTACGGCTAACTGTCTAGTAATGCCCGCCAGCCTCTCGTCGAGCCATCCCTGGCATCGCCTGCTTCGCAAGCTTCCCTAAATTCTTAGGCCCTGACTGAGATTGAACCCGAGCCTGGTCTTGCTGATCCTTTGAAACGCCAGGACTCATCGATTGAATCTTTGTGATCGCTTCCGGTGTCATCGTCGAATCAAGCGGCTGTCCCATAAAAATGGCCATATTCATTCTAACGTCATACGGAATGGTTTCACCGTTTTGATGAGCATCTGAGATCTTATTAAACATCGCACCCTTCATGGCTTTATAAAGCGAAGGATAGAACGATGCTAATGTCGTGACGTCCTGAGGCTGTAGGGTCTTATCAGAGATGTGCTTCAAAACAATAAGAGGGCTTTGAGCGATATCGATTTTTCGTTCGTACTCAGCCTTTTGACCTGCCGTTTGAACTGGCTTTGAATCTAATAGAGCGTTTCTAGGCTCTACGTCGGGCGGCCTCATTTGAGCGAGTTGGTTGAGAGCATTTGTTCTCGCCATCTCAACCGAGACGCCGTGTTGAGGCATATAGCCAGGAATCTTGTTCGGCTGCTCTAAGGTTTTCATCGGGTTCAATTGGTATTCTTTGACCTGCTTATCGAGCTTGCTTCGAGAGCTTTCATTAGGAATCAACTGGCTAGGAAGCACAACAGATCCAGATTTGATCAGCTTTGAAATCGCCTTATCGGTAACCTCTGCTCCTCGTGTTCCCGTTTCGATTAGATTTATCATGGCCTTGAAAGCGCCGGCATCAACAGGCTTTTCAGAGCCTAAGAATTTGAGCAAACCAAGCCGAACCGCATCAGGAGCCGCTTGAAGCTGTTTACTTAATAACCCAACAGCCGCACCCACAATGGGATTATGAGAAGCAATCGCCGTTACCATTCCGGTTCCAACGGCCAACTTATCCGAAAGCCATCCCTCAACTCCCTGAGGAGTTCCGCTCTTCCCTATTTTTTCAGGGAGAGCTTTGACTAACTTTTCAGCCGCTTCAATAGACGCCAACTGTTCTCGAGTGAATGTTGCTTCTCTCAAGTCCGTATTCATCCCACGAACAATTTTGGCGAGCTTGTTGATATCGAGATAAGTTCCGCTCGGACCTTCTTTAACAGACTGGCGAACGACTGAATCAATTCGATAATTATTTAAAATACCCTTCCACGCATCAGGTAGAAGCTCTTGAAGCCCGGCATCATTCTTTGGCAAAAGCCGGTTAAGAACTTTTTCGGGAGCCATTCCTTTTAAATTATAAAGAAAGCTATCAGCTCCACGATAATTACCTAAATGAAGACGATCATCAAGACCGTCTAAATACTTCATAAACTGTGAATACTTTTGTTTGGCATCTGTAAAATAGGCAAGCTCAGCCTCTGCCTTACCACTTGATTTAAAGGCGGACTCGAGGGCGTCCATTCGTGCCTCTTCAAAATACGGGCGCACGTTTCGCTTCAAATCCCACAGCTGATTTTGATGAAACTCTGCAAGTCTGTTTGATTCAAACTTTCGAAGCTGCTCAAGCGTCTGAATATTATCCATGCTCTTAATCATTGCCATGAGCTTCTTAGAAGCTTCTAGGTTTGGATCGGCTAGATAACCCTCTCGCTCCGCCATGGCCATTAGATTTTGTTTTAGCTTCGTAATGGTGCCCGGCTCTTTTGTGAACGATTGAACCGCTTCGTCAGCTGACAAATAAGGATTTTTTTGAGTCTTTAAAATCGGACGGTCTTGAGGCAAATCAATGTTTTTATAAGTCTCTTCAATCTTCTGCCAATTGCCGGCGTTTTTCTTCATGCCCTGAATGGTTTTTTCCATTTCAGTAACAAGCTCTGTCCCCGTTTTATTAGGAGAAAAATCGTGAACCGTTTCCAGGGTCTCTTTGCCAAGCTTCCCCGATAAGTTCTTCTGAAGATTATCAACAAACGCGGCCTTATTGGCTTGAGCTTCAAGCGCAGAGCCCGTGTTGCTTTCAAACAATCTTAACCACTGATTCTGCAGTACTGGATCACCAGAAAATGCCGCCTTAATTTCAGGGAATTGCTCTGCTAAATCGGGAGCCATCTTTTGAATGGCCGCAGACATTTCTGTCGGAAGCTCAACAGCTGAGCCGTTCGTTTTGTCTTGAATGGCTTTTAGAATCTTTGCAGTCTTTGACCCGGCGACCGCATCCCAAAGTGGGCTAATTGTTCCAAGGCCTCCTCCAAAAGCTCCGCCTAAAACACCGGCTAAACCAATATTCGCAACCGCTGCTTCTACGCTAAACGGAGCATCGCTCATCACGGCCTTGTGATATTCATCGCCAACTTGAAAGGCAGCAGTTTCAGCAGCTCCCTTAACAGCAGCAGATCCAACCTTGGCCGCCATTCCAATAGGCTGAGCTAAACCAACCGCTTCAGTCGCCGACTTACCAAGTTTTTCAAGGATAGCGCCTTCACCAAAACCACCACTGCCAATAAGACCTGCAGCTGCACCCGCAAACTTAGCGACAGGATTTAAATTCTCTTCACGAGCTTTGATCGCTTCTTTATCAGCGCCGAATTGAATTTGAAGTGGCGTCGACAAACCAAACGTTGCCGCTCTTCCAGCCTCTTCAAGAGTTCCTAAAAGCTGTTGAGGTAAACTCGAATATTTTTGTTGATCGAGATATTGCTTAACCTCATCGTCAGAAGCGACTTCAAACCCATTTTGCTGAGCCTCTGCAAGCTGTGAAATGGGCAAAGATCCAATCTCACCCGTATCGCTTTTAACGTTTACAACTTGAGGAGCTTCAACCTGTGCTACTGGCGCGGCCTGATGCATCTCCTCTGGTGGTGTGATATTCCCACCAACCAGGTTAAGAGGTAGTTCGCCATCCATTATCGACCCCCAGCTAAAACGGGCGCACCCAACTGAAATTTGTCTTGGCCCTGGCTGTTGTATCTCTCGGTCGGAGCAACCATCATTTTTTGAACCATTCCATAGACCATAGGATTCGATTGAATCGTAGGCGCGTTCAATTTTTGATTAAAGATATCTTCAACCGATCTTAGGCCTTTTAAGAACGTTTGTTCGTTCGCCAACAAACTTGGAAGCAGATTGGTTGTTTGTTCAACCTCAGCGTCAGAAACTTTTCCAGAGATCATTCTCGCAAGTTCCATGGGAATTTGAGCCTTAATTTGTGACATACGAACGCGAGATTGTGGGTTCACATTTCCGCCGAGCGTATTGAGATCATAATACTCTCGCATAAGTTTCGTGGCGTTTTGCTTTGCCTTAAATCTCTCTTGGAGTTCTCCAAGCTCTTCAAAAGCCTTGGGCTGATCTTTGGGGTCCATCATCATTTTGATCGCCAGAGCAGGATTACCCTGTCCGCCAGTTTGAAGGCCTTGCATCATCGCCTGTCGAGCGGCGACAGCTTGAATCGTTTGCGCCTTCTCTTCCATTAACTTACCAATCGCCATTTTAGCGTTGGCCATCGCCAAAGGAGTTCCAGACTTAGCGGCAGCCGATTGAATCTGACTTGCCAGAATGTCTTGAAGCTGAATTCTCGTCATCGCCGTAGCATCATAGACGTTTTTGAACTGAGCTAAATTCGCGTTAAGAAGAGTTCTTGCGTTTTCACCCTCATGCTCTTGGGTTTTGATATCTCTCTCAATTTGAGCATTTAAATATTGAAGAGCAGGGTTTTCTGTTCTTGTGATTCCAGCACCTGCGCCGCCAAGGAGAGCACCAATGCCAGACCATATTTTTTCGCCCGTCGACATGCTGTTGATATATCGATTCGGGTCAATGTGGTTTTGCTGAACGGCTTGAATAAAACTTTGGTTTTGCTTTTGAAGCATCCCCAACTGATTTTTATAAATATTTAAAGCCTGTTCTTGAGACTTAATATTTAAATCATACGCACGAGCCTTTGCTTGCTCTGCTTGAGCCGTAGCCGCCGCCGCATCATTTAATCCCTGAATTTGTTCGCCAACTCCACTAACAGTCATATTAGCAGCTGCATTGTATCCATAAGGATCAGCGTTTTGCGGAGCTTGGGGAGCTTGTTGGCCTTCGGTCATGGCCGCATTCGCCGTAGCCGGAACTTGAGCTTGAGCCTCAGGCATTTGAGCACCCGGGCTCATGGGCAAACCATATTGAGACGCAACTTGATTAAACTTAGCCGCAGCTTCTGCTTTTTTCTTCATGGCTTCGGCCTGATTTGTTGCCGCAGCTTCTTGCTGAGATTTCATCTCTTGAAATGCGTTCAATCGTTTTTCGGGATCAACATCAGGATTTAAAACAGCAAACTTTCTCTCATCGAAAGTCCCGTTGCTGAAATACTCTTTGCCGGGTGCTGCCTGAGGCGGAGGCTGAACAGATGCCCCACCACTCACAACGGGAGCCATATAATCCATGGAATTTTGAGGAGGCGCGTTGTTTACATTCACCACAACAGGCTGTTGAGGCTGTGATGCGACTTGATCGGGCTGAGACGAGACCTGATTAGGGTCTTCAACCATTCCTTGATCTGCCATGTTCAAAGGAAGCGATGAAAGCTGAGCTCTCATCCTTGGCGAAATGCCAGACTTGGCAACATTGATCTCGTGCCCATCTGGATGTTTAAGAGTCGCTGAAATTTTATCTTCACGAATCTTCTTAAAGTTTTTAAAATCCATTCTCATTTCTTGCCCCTTTTCATCGATTGTTTAGCAAGAATCGCCTCCACAAAAGCTTTCGCCTTATCGGGAGCGTTCGGATCTAGAGTGACAGACCGTGGAAGTACGATTTCTTTAGGGCTCAAAAGTGCTGGCACCTTATCGTTTTTCAGAGAATCGCCAGATACTTTTGCTTTGCCCGGGACGACGGCGCCTTGATTTAAAAACAAAGAGCCAATTGTTGAGGCGGCTTTGCCTAAAGTATCACCAATTGAACTACCAGCAGATTTCATAGGAGATTGTGGCGCCGCCGCGATAGGCGCTGCCATCATCGGAGCAGGAGCTGGCGCGGATTGATCATCGTTTGCCCAACCCTTTAAAAATCTTTCAGCAAATCCAACCTCTCCACCATCAGCATAGGAGTGAACAAGCCCACCATTGTATCCGGTCGTAACAGGAGGAGCATCGTTGCCCTCTGGTTTTTTATCGGGTGTTCCCAAAAATTTACCAACGATATCGGCCCCAGATTTAGCAAGGCCCCCGACAAAATCCTGTTGACCACGCTGAGCGCCAGAAGCCATTCCAGCGTTGGCTGCGTTTGTGCTACCCGCGTTTGAAACACGCGCATTATTGTAAGCTGCCATCGCATTTAAAAGCTGTTGCTGATTCGCCAAGTTCCCTTGAGCTAATCCCATCGTAGCGCCACCGAGATTTTGAATCTGATTACCCGCCACGCCCTGCATCGCATTTTGTTGGCCTTGCAGAAGTTGCTGAGCCGCTAATTGTTGCTGAGCTCTCATGAGAGCGCCTTGGCCCACAGCTTGTTGCTGAATATTTGCACCCTGCATTCCAGCTTGTCGTGCGATCAATCCAGGATTAGCCGCAGAGCCTCTTTGCCCAGCCATCAGAGCAGCTTGAGCCGCAACGTTTTGGCCTGTCGTATTTGCTAATTGAGCGAGAGCAGGATTCGGGCCTTCGCCTTGAGCTTGTAAGCCCAACTGATTTGCTAAAGCCTGTTGCTGATTAAAAACATTGGATTGATTGGTGATTCCACCTTGAGACTGAAGAGCGTTCAAGAAAGCTTGTTGCTGATCAAGAGCACCTAAAGATCGCCTTTTCTGACCGTTGATATCTTCGAGTGAGACGGATTGATCGAGATTAAGAGGGTTAAATTCAGCGTTGGCACCTCCGCCACCACCAAGACCGAAGACATCTTTAACGCCTCCGACTACTCCTCCGACCACATCACCAATTGCGCCAACGGCATCTCCGATAAAACCCATGCTTTTAACTCCTTAAAATGAAGCGCAAAAGCATCGTGATTAGAGCCGCAGATCGATAAGGCTTTCCTTCATCCGCTCAAATCCGTGCTTTCTGCTTCTCACTAAAGTGCAAATGTCTGACGACCAAGCCACAATTCGAATCAAATTAATCGAATACGCCTCATGGATGATTCCCTTCACAGCCGCATCAATCGCCATATTCCGCTCGTGCCTTCGAATACTAGGATCAACAATAAGACCGTCTACTAAACCCATTCGGCCCTCAACAAGCCTTAAGAAGGCCGCTGCCCGTGGGATATTATTAATCTGAGCGAGAACGCCAATTTGAGGGAGTGCGTGAACGAGATTCGGGCTCATTCCGTGGCCATGAAGCCACCCGGTAATCACTTCCTGATTCTCATCGGCCCGATATCGGCTAACCGACGGAGTTAGCAGCTTTGATTCTCGGATAGACACCCTTCACTCCCACAATCAAATTCATCCCCGATAAAGTAAAGCCAGCACCAGCAGCAACGCCATAAGAAGGATCATAGACCTCCTCAATCGTGACCTGAATGGCTTGGCACTTCTGGGTTTGAAGGAAAACTCTCCACTGCTCTAACGTGCCAGGCCCACCGAAAGGACTTGTTCCGCCATAAAGAGAATCACCACCATAGTTTGGTGTGTAGTTATCAGGATTGATCACCGTCGATTGTGTGAAGCTATCGTTGTAATCATAGGCAATCGAAACAATCAGCTTATGCGGGCTCAGATACGATCCCAACAGAGTTAAGAAGTAAGCCCGCTGAAACCCTTGAAGCCCAGCGATATTGATCCAACCCGTTTTGATCTTCATGGTCACAGGTCGAGATCCGTCGAGATAAGAACCCGACAGCTCCTGAAGAACCGCCCCAAAAGAATCAATCGTAGTTTGAAGATTTTGAAACAGACACGAACTTTGAATCGCGGTCGCTGTATACGTGAACCATTGCTTAAAGAAGTAGTCGTACACAAGTACATCGCCAGAACTCATCGTGAATCGAACCTGGTTTGTGCTAGGAATCGTCAGAGCGCTTGTGACGGTGTACGAATTATAAGCCTCAACAGCCGCGCCAATATAAACGGTGTTTAAATCTCTCGTGAGAATCCAGATGCCCTTGTCTGACTGAAAAATAATTCCGTCAGGTGTAAAGACAATCGACTTGGGATTTGTTGTTCCAACAGTCGATGAAATAAAAACAAACTCTGAAAAGTCATCATTGAGACCCGTGAGATCAGGGCCATTTCCGGTCATGTAATAAAGCGCGTTCTTCTTAAAAACGATCATCTTATCATCCATGGCTGAAAGAGCTGTGATCGGTCCCGTATTCCCTTGAGCTGAAATTGTAGGAGCTAAATAGCGAGTTAATAAATCGCTAAACTCAACAGGAGTATTCTCGATAACCGGCTTAGAAAACCAAACAAGGTTTCTATCCTCCGCATCGACTAAAAATAGTCTGGTTTTAAAGAGAGTGGCCGCACAAGACGCAGGTGCTCCGATATCTTCGACGACTCCGCCCGTTGTATACAGAATGGAATTCCCGACGATGCTTGCATCCGCGAGCGTATCCGTAAACGCAATTGAATCCGTGAAGGGATCGTTAAACGTTGGCGCTGAAATTGAAGTCACTTGATAAAATGTTTGCTGAGCGACACTCCAACGATAAATAACGATTTTAATCGCATTTAAAGTCTTCGCGGTCATTCTCATACAAGGGACGTTGACGACGACGGAGCCGGTTGTACCCGCACCCGTGGTGGTAACTCCAAAAGGTATGCTAGGAGCAGATCTAAAAATATTCCCGTTATTATCGGCCCACTCATACAGAGCAGTGTAGTAATAAGCGTTTGTGTTAGTGGCGCCGTCTGGCTTTGCGGCCATGGCTCCACCAAGGGCGTTCCACACGCACTCAACATAATCGGGGTAAAGATGAAAACCTTGTTCAACCAAACTGGACCCATCAAACGCATACGTAATCCCCCCGGTCATGTGGAGATTCCCACCGACTTCAGAAGTGACCATGTTGGACGTGGTAAAATTAATTGTACCAAGCTTGATACCGAGTTGAGCGTAAACGCCATTCACGCTCGCCCCTCGAGTCTTATTCACCGGAACGACGAGATCTTTATAAAGAAATGAAAAATAGGCCGTCGATCCGATCATTGAAACGCTTGAGAGCCCTTTTGTCAGATATCCAGCTCCGTTTTGATAAGCAAACTTAGCTCCTATGTTCCCATTCTCATCGATTAAAAAATAAGTCGGCTGATTATTGCTTCCATACGTTCCGACAAAATACGAAGTATTGTTATAACGAAACGCTTTAGCGGCGAGGCCGCATCCAAGCTTAATGACGACTTTTCCACCAACCGCTCCAGCCCGTGGGATGACCCGCGAATTAACGGCGTCTGTTTGTGCGAGCGTTCCATACGTGAAAGCTCCTGTCGTCTCATAGAAGACTTTTCCAAGTTGATTGGCTGCCGTCACAGTGATGTTTGTCATTTGACCAACAGCTAAGAATTCAAACTGAGTAGGCGCTCGAATAATACTGAGATTGTTATCGAGTACGGCCCATTTTCCAGTCGTGGCTGCTGAGTTATATTTTGCGACGTAAATTTCAGGTGTTCCCGTTGTGAAATCAGCACCGATGCCGACAAGTGTTGTGGGCTCTACTGCAAAAACAGTTGTGCCACCTTGAGTGAGAGTCGCGGAAAGGCTTGTGACCCTTAAATCACCGCCGCCACCATTGCCCGCAAAAGCAATGTAAAGAACGTTGTTCGCAACAATTCCATCAAAGGCGCCTTGAGCACCCGAGTTGGAATAATTTGTACTAAGATTTGTTGCGACCGTGACCGTGGCCGGAGCTGTGATAGTAATCGCGATGTATTGAAGCGTGTTGGCCGCCGTCGACGGGAAGACGATTACAAAATAGTTATTCAGCGTAAAAACTCGAGGAGTTCCATTCGCTGTTGAAATAGATGTGGGAGCGACGACGACTTGCTGAGTCGCTGTGTCCACAATTGTATATTTATAAGTGGTTGTGGTTCCCACGTCCGTATAAACGCAGCAGGTTAATCCTGTTGAAGAGATCGCTACGTCGCACTGCTGTTGATTCGCATTGTTTGAAACCAAAGCCGCAGATGTAATATCAGTTGCTGTGATCGTTCCTTTATTCACCCATTGCTGAGCACCGGTTGAATACGATGCCAAGCTTGTTCCAAGCGCCGTAAGCCCGCCATTATAAGTCGTGAGATAAGAATAAGTCCCCGATGGAAGCGCTGGCAAAGACGCAAACCCATTTCGTTTTTGAAACAACCCAGCTTTTGAAAAGTTACAATTCTTAAGCTCTAAAAACCTGCCCAAGCTGATTTGCTTAGGATCTGTTTTTGTATCCACTCCGAGAGCGAAATTGATGGGCACGGGTTGTTTTTGTAATGCCATGTTAAATCTCGTATACGACTAGTCGTGATGTGTTGACGGTCGCTGTTCCGGTTCCGCTTGCATTCATGAGTTGTAATTTATAGGTGCGAGCCCCAGCCGCCGCTCCCGTATCAATCCAGAAAACACTTCCACACGGAATCGCCGTAGATCCGCCACCATTTAAAACCGTACTGTCAGCCGAAAAGTTTGTGCCATCTCTTAAGACTCGAACTCGAGCTTGAGCGGTGCTTGCTGAGAGCGTGATGTTGCCTCCTACAGCGCCAGGAGTATCGGCCGGAACCATCCCCACAAAAATAGGTCGAGCCCCACTCACTGTGATCGTCACGGATAGGTTTGTGATATCTGCGTAAACGGCTGTTGTGCTGTTAAACACACCAGAGCTTGCGCTGATCGCAACACCAAGAAGACCTACCGTGGTTCCGTTGGCCCTGGTGACCCCCTGTTGAATTGTATTTGAACTTACAGTCCCTAAATTCCCTGATGAGTCACAGCTTAACCACTGAGTTGATCCAGGAAGTGCAGTCAAAAGTGTTAGCGAATAAGCCGCCGCCAAAGACGATGGCGATTGAATTGTGATTCCATTTGCCGAGGCAACGTTCGTCTCTCGAATCGTCACGGCTCCGTTATCCATCGCTGCGTATTTATTTGCATCGGCTTGCCAGACAAATTTTGTATTGGCCGCAACATAAGTCGCAGATGCAGGTGCCGTAAGAGATCCAATGGAGCCAGGAGATCCGGCAACACCACCGGCTTGAGTAATACGAACCTTATTTCCAGATCCATCGTTGAAATAAAGATCACCATTTACAACGTTCACGCAGTTCAAATCAGTACCCAATGCCAGAACCGCAGCGTTTGAAATAAACCGTGAAGATCGAATGCTTGTGAGGTTGTTTGAACCAATCGAAAGGTCTGTGTTGATATTCAAACCACTCGGAGTAATTTTAACGCCATTCCCAGAGGTGTGATCATGAGCATCAATGATCGAAAGCGATGCGTTTAAGTGTGTTGCGTAATCCGGTCCAGGATCTGATCCTACCGTCGGGAGAATCAGCGCCATGTTTGAAGTTAGTGTATATGTCGGCATAAGAACTCCTAATAAACAATTTGTTTCGTGGCTCGGATAAACGCTCTCTCAAGAATCCGATTTGTAATCGTTCCCCCAGTCACAGCGATTCTTCCACGAAGTTTTATTCGCCCACCCGGCCATGTGATGAACTGTTGAAAGCTGGTGGTATTTGATCCCTGTGTCGCGCTGTTGAGCGGAATTCCACAAAACGATCCGTCTTGTATTTGAGTGTTGCTCATATCGAACAGAGCTACGTTCAACTGTGCTGATGTATAGGCAACCGTGTAGTTAATCGTCGCTATCGTTCCAAAAGTGATTAAATACTTTGCCGCCGGGAGATCTAAATAAATATCCTGAATATCTGACGTCGTCGCGTCGGCAACAATCGTTTGCTTTGCTGAATAGACGAACGGATCATTCTGCATCTGTTGGAACGCGAGCAGAAGTGGGTTCAAGTGACTCGCCCAATGATTCTGCATCATTTGAAACGGAAGGCTATCATCCTGAAACTGCGGTAACGTCAATTGCCACCCCAAGACCCGTCATATCCAGGCCCACCAGATCCATTGAATCTTTGAGAGATCGTTC